GCCGTTTACCCCGGCTATCGCGTTCGGCACTAAGCCGAACACGGTTGTGGTGACGCCTAAGGCCGAGACTAATGCAGCGATTACTACGCTGCTTGTGCTTAAGCCGGACGGTACGCAGTCGACGATCATGCCCCCGGCTGCGGTGCGTCAGGCCAGTATTCAGTGGAAGACGGCGCCCGCTAATAAGGGTTACGCCACTGATTGGTACATCAAGAATGCTAAGTCTAAGGGAACGAAGATTTCTAACGACGGTGTTCTTACTATTGGGTCGGATGAGCCTGAGGCGTTCCTCACGCTTGGTGTGAATGTTGACACTAAGGGCGAGGATGGCAATAAGCCCCTGAATAAGGAGATTAGCATTCAGGTTAAGAAGTAATACCTGAATCAACACAGAACCGGGCGTCCAATGGGCGCCCGGTTCTGCTATGATTGGACTTGAAGGGAGACGATATGTCAGAGATTTATGCTATGCCGCCTGAGACTCGAGCGGGTCTTTCGTTTGATTATTCTGTGTGGTCTGCTGGTAGTGTTATTACCATGGTTAATGTTCCTTTTGATAACACGTACAGGGATATTGTTGACTGGAAATCGTATGGTCACACACCCTACGCTTATGTTAAGTCTTTTAACAATCTGCATAAGGTTGAGATTAGTCAGATGACTTATCTTGCGCAGGGTAGGCCGATTCGTATTCCTACACCTTTTACTAAGGCGAATCAGTACAATTATGTGATGGTTGAGAACCCCGGACGTCCGGTTAACAACATTGGTTTTGAAGGATATACGCCTAGCGTGTTTTTCTATTTCATCACCAGCATTGACTACATTGCCCCCAATACCACACAGTTGACACTGCAACTTGATGTTTGGACAACCTATTATCAGCGTATCAATTTTGGTCGTAGTTACCTTGAGCGCGGACACATGGGTATTGCTGCAACCGATTCATTCGACAACTATGGTAAGAACTGGCTGACACAGCCTGAAGGCTTGGATATGGGTTCTGAGCACCAGATTATTAGAACTTACCGTCGAATGTTGGCGGATGTAAACAATTATGACTACATTGTCATTGTTGCTTCAACCACCAAACTAGACGAAATGCAGGGTTATGGTACGACTGACAATCCCCGCGTAGATATGGCTACTTCCTCGAGGATCGAAGGATTGCCTAATGGCGTTGAGATTTATGCCTGTACTGCGGCAGAATTCAAAAAGGGCATGACAGGTTTGCGGCACTTTCCTTGGGTTGCTCAAGGGATTGGATCAATCACAATTGCGCCAAAGGATATTATCGACCTTAATGCCGGAGACAAGATTAAGGTGGGGAAAGAAACAGGTCAAGGAAACTGGACCTGGCTATCTGACGATAGTGTTTACATTAATCGCAACTATTCGTTGACTGATGCTAGTTTCAGGAATGAATTTCTTTCGCTGCTTCCCAAGGAATATCGGGAACTCAAAAAGTTTGTGACGTCACCTTACTGCATTGTTGAGTTGACGACATATTCTGGTAATCCTGTTGAGTTTCGGCCCGAGTCTATTCGCACAGCGGGAATTAACATTAATCAGTACGCACATGTTGCACCCCCTAACCCGTCTTTGTTTTTCACCATTCGTGACTATAACACGATTACAGAATCTGTGATTGTTGAGCGCCGCGCGGGTAAGGTGACAAACGAATATGGTGAAGGGTGGGACATGTGTACTGGCTACACGTCATTGCCTACATTTTCGAGTGTTAATAATTCCTCGCTTAACGCCCTGGCTTCCTCGGCACATACTGCGGCGGCTCAGGTGAATAATGCTAAGTGGCAGCAGCAGCGTGCTCAGCGTGCAGCGACGGCGGCGCGTGACGTTGCTAATGCGGGTATTGCCGCGACTCAGGCTGGTGCTGAGAATTCTATGTGGGGTAATTCTGCTATGGCAGATTCCCAGTCGCGTTACAATAATATGAGGGCGACTGTTCAGGCAACTCAGGGCGCCATGACTGCACTTGGTGGGGTTATGGGGCTTAATGGTTCGGCGGCTGGTGCTGGTATTGGTCAGGCGGCTACGGCTGGTGTTTCTGCGATGATTAATAATTCTCAGGCACAGTCGACGGCGAATATTCAGAATCAGTTGGCTAGTGGTGCTTCGCAGATTTCTCAGCAACAGCAGAGAACTGTGCGGGATACTAACTATGAACTGGCCCAGTTTGCTGCTAATGGGGACTATGAGGCGGCTATTGCGTCGATTAATGGTCAACGGCAGGACATGCAGGTTATCCCGCCGTCCGTTGTTGGTCAGACGTCAGGATATGTGTCCGCGATGGTCTCCAACGGCCTTGTGATTGATGCTAGAATTAGATGTGTTTCACCAGCAGCAATGCGCAGTATTGGTGATTTCTGGCTTAGGTATGGGTATTTGATGAATACTTGGATTAAATTCCCGAACACCCTTAGTCTCATGACTGAATTCACGTACTGGAAGATGGCTGAGTGCTATTTGGTTGACACAACTATCCCCGAAGGATTCAAGGCCAGCGTGCGGGGAATCTTTGAAAAGGGCGTTACAGTTTGGCGTTCTCCGCAGAGAATCGGTAACACAAATGTTCGTAACAATCGGATTGACAAGACTGTTAGGGTGAGTCTTAGTGAGTAAAAAGGATTATGTGCTTAACGGCATTTACAAGAAAATCATGGCGTCTCCCCCGTCGTCGTCGGAAGCCCGGCAGATGCAGTTGGAGCACATGTACCGGCGGCAGTTAATGGGCAAGTGTCTTTCTCGGTTTACTTGGGAGGGACTGCCTAATGGGATTGACCCGCGCTTTATTGAAGCAACTATCTTCAATAACGGATACTCGGTTTTCTATTTCGATAGTTTCTTTGAATTGTTTATGGCAATGCCCGCAACAATTTCGGGGCCACTGGACATTCAGGACAATCCAACTGGATACCGCGTCACTCGAAACGGTGTTTATTCTCGCGAGGTGAGTGCTTCGGATTCGGTGTGTATCTGGGGCAATCAGGTCCGAGAACCGGAAATCGACGTTGTGCTTTCGTATGCTGCGCGGCTTGCTCAGATTGACAGGACAATCGAAATTGATCTGCTGAATGAACGCAACCCGATGATTGTCGCGTGTTCGCAGGACCAGCGCCTTACCATCCAGAATCTCATCTCTAAGATTTACGATGGCGAACCCGTCGTGTGGGGCACCGAGAATATGAGTATGGACAATCTCGCCAACACAATTGGCGTGTTTCCCCTTAACCAGAATGCTGGTGCCGGTGCTGTTTCCTCGATCAAGCACATGGAGTCCAAGTCCAAGATTTGGGGTGAGGCACTTACGATGCTCGGGATTATGAATGTGAATTCCGAGAAGCGTGAGCGCATGGTGGTTGAGGAAGCCGCTGCTAATTCGGGGCAGGTGCTTGCATCTCGTGAGTCGTTCATGAAGCCGCGCGAGTTGGCTTGCGAACAGATTAATGAGAAGTTTGGGCTTAACGTGTCATGCTATTGGGCGGTTGACGACAATGCTGCACCGAACCTTAATGACTATCTTGCTAATTCCAATTTGACAACCTATGGGGGTGACGATGTCAGTAACAACGATAATGCTTCGTGACGTTGTTAAGTTAACCAATGACCACATTGGACTTGACGATTATCCGATCTTCGACGAAGCATACAGGAAAACACTGAATGACCGAATCAAGAAGACTTATTGGCTTCAAGAAATTGCTCACGAGACAGTCGACATCTTTATTTGGCGATTAAGCCTTAAGATGGAACTGATTATGCCCAGGTATAATCGAATGTATCTCGCTGAACTGCAAAACACAGACCCGCTTGAAGGTAACCGTCACTACAGCGAGACCAGTCAGGACGGCAAGTCCCAGAACTCGGGGATCAACCACCAGACCGGCAGCGGTAGTGGCACCAACAAGTCCAAGGGACGCACCGTGGGCTCGGACACTCCCCAGACACGGCTTGCGGGTGATGGGGACTATGCTACGAGTATCAGCGACGCGAGCACGTCAGGTGACACTACGTCTCGTAATGAGTCTGATAGCACGTCGTCCTCGAATAGCAATTACACCAATAATCAACACTCTAATTCATGGGGATATTCGGGCTCTAAGGCTAGGGCAATTGCTGATTATCGGGGAACGCTACTTAACGTTGACGATTTAGTGATCGCAGAACTGAGTGATCTTTTCATGGGGTTGTGGGACACGGACATGCCTCACACCCCCGGAGGACTAATTAATGGATACTCTTTCGGACTAGGACTTGGAGGATATTATGGCTACTGGTGACGACATTATCGGCTCTATTGACCAGGCGCTTTGGCGTGTTCAGTCACGGTCGGTGAACAACATTACACCGTTTACTTATCGTGACGGGCTGACATATATTGACGTGCTTGAGCGAATTCGCTCTAGCGTTATTGATGTTATTACGTTCACGAATTCCTTTGGCGAGGAACAGGACAAGATTATCGCCAAACTGAATGAGACGGTCACCAATTTCATTACTGAAGTTGAGAAAACACATTCAGGTTGGAATAAGGAACTGGATACTAAGAAGACCGCACTTGAGTCGCTAATCGAAGACTTCAAGCGGCGCCTTATTGACGCGGAATTCCGAGAGGTTGACGGCAACTACATTGAAGCACCGCTCAAGTCGCCTGCCGGTAAGCGGGTTACGCTGACGACTAAGGCGTGGGGAGACGCGCTAAAGGCCCAGAACGCACAGTTTCAGACAGAGATTCAGGGTAAACTGGACCAACAGCGCAGGGACTTCGATAATCGTTTCCCTGCATATTACACGAAGACTGAGGCTAACGATATCTTCCTTGAGGACCCGAAACTCACTGAGGGTGTTGTTATTGGTTCATCTAATGCCACAATTGAAGCGAGCCACTGGACTGAGAGTCTTTGTCGGGAACTGGGGCTGAATCCGAATGTGTATGCGATTGGTGGGGGAGGTTTTACTTCAACGTCTGACAACAACTTTCTGACTCAGTTGGATAATGCTAAGCAGGGAATGTCCGAGGACAAGCGTCGCAGAACTAAATACCTGTTTGTGATCGACCTATTGAATGACATCCGGGCACAGAATTCCGTGGCTGATAAGGCGACAACTTTCTTCAGGTTGGCTAGACAATACTTCCCTAACGCTGATATTCGAGTTCTCCCGGTTATCTTCAATGAGTCCTCGCTGAATGAGTATGTTCAGATGGCAAAGTCTTGTGTATCTCGCACATTCGAGGTTGTCAACGCTGGCAAGCCCTATGGCGCCGTTGTCTGCGAGGGCTCGCGCGGCTGGGTTCATTGGGGCGATGAACAGGCCAAGTCCTGGGATCAGGGCCCGGATAATGTTCACATGACTGCGGCGGGTTACACACACGTCAAGGAACTGTTTGAGGTTTGGCTCAAGGGTGGTTCGAGTTGGTTTAACCCTCCGGCGATGGCCCTGCATACACTGTCTGATGGGACTGTGGCGAAGGACTATAACTATCTCACGTGCGAGCGCGATAGGGATTGGGTTTATATTCAAGGAACATTCAAAATTGGAACAAATAATGTGGGATATGATGGTCGACTAATGAGCATCCCCGGATGGGCGCGCCCCTACGATGGTGTTATGTCTCCCATTATTGGAAATGACAGATCATACAAATATCTATATGTCGCTAAGACTGGTGGAATTTACGCGGGAGATATTCTTTCCGCAAACCAGACCTACCAGGTGAACATGACCTACAAGATTTGGTGAGTAGACAGAAATAGCCTGCCCTGATAGAATTGGGGCAGGCTATTTCTGTTGGAGGAACTATGGCGTGGGACGCAACAGCCAAGAAAGTTGCGATTAAGGCGATTGGTCAGGTTGAGTCGTCTATGGATTACTCGGCGATCAACTACAATGACCCAATTACTGTCGGAATTGCGCAGTGGTACGGCACTCGCGCGGCGGCAATTCTGAATCGAATGCGCGGCGCTCACGCAGCCGAGTATGGACGAGTGGACGCGGGGTTTAGGTCTCGGCTTGAGTCTGTGCCTGAGTCCGACTCGTCGTGGAATACCTACTATCTTTCTCGTGGTGTTGGTGACAGCCTTAAGCCCTTGCTTAACGCGAGCAAGGATATTCAGGGTGACCAGATTGTCAAGGACCTTGAAAACTATTTCAACGTTGCTAAACAGTATGGGATTAACCCCGACACGGATACGGACGCATTTATTCTCTGGTGCGTCGCATATCACCAAGGACCACGTTACGCTTTTCAGGTCGCAAACCACTACAGCGGCGGGGGCCTTAGTGAGATGTACTCTGACATCATGGCTAACGGTGTTCTGGGGCGCTATAGCAATAGATATACTCAAGCCAAAAACATCATTGCTGGCAAAGACACTAGCGGTGTAGGCGAGGGCGGCATTAGTGCAAACACTCCGGGTAATGGTGGGAGTGTTGGAGAGAATTCTCAGTCAGTAAACGTGTCTGGCGGAAAACTAATTATTACTGCCGACGATTCAGGTATCCTTACCCTGCGATCGAAATTTGGTAATTATCAAATGTTTTCGCGGGGGCACAATCTTTGGGAAGTAAACCTTAAAGACATTAAAGAGAAAATCATTGGACAGAACCCACAAGCAAACAACGCGGGGGGAGGCGGAGGCGGTGGAACACCAGCGCCCGGTGGCTCCGGGAAGGGCGCTGCGGCACTCGCATGGGTAATGGCCCGATTGGGCAAGTTCGCCTACTGCCAGTGTCCTGGGAGACAGGACCCCGACAATTCTGGTATTACGGATTGTAGTGGTTTAATGTATGCAGCATATAAAGCAACGTCTAATACATTTGTCGGCACTTGGACAGGCGATCAATATTTTCGTGGGGCTGAACCATTTCCTCGCCGTGGTGGGGCTATGACAGCCGCTGAGCGGTCCCAGTTGCGGCCGGGGGACATGATCGTTATGGCTTGGAAATCGACAGGCAGTTACTATCCCGAGACTGACCACGTTGAAATGGTTGTGGACTCGAATACGCTTGTGGGCCATGGCGGTAATCCTCATTATGGTCCGGTTACTAAATCTATTGACGTACTCGCCGGCACTCGCTGGTGGACTGTAAGGCGACACGAATGAAAAAGAAATTTTCCTACTATAGTTTTTCTAAGGTGCTCTCATATGCGGGGGTATTTAATATGGTTATGGGCGCCCGGGGTCTAGGCAAGACCTATGGTGCCAAGAAAATCGTTATTAAGAATGCAATCAACAAGGGCCAGCAATTCATTTATCTTCGTCGCTACAAGACTGAACTCAAGGGTCGCAACAGTTTCTTTGCTGACATTCAACATGAATTTCCCGATGAGGAATTCCGTGTAGAAGGGCAGTATGCTCAGCGTAAGGTGGGGAAGAAATGGGAGACCATTGGCTATTTCATTCCACTATCTACTGCGCAAGCGAATAAGTCAATTGCTTATCCAAACGTGTACACGATTATCTTTGATGAATTTATCATTGATAAAGGTTCGCTGCGTTATCTTCCGGATGAGGCGAAAGTCTTTATGGACTTTTATTCTACGGTAGACCGTTATCAGGACCGTGTGCGTTGTCTCATGCTTTCCAATGCTGTTAGCATTATGAACCCCTATTTTATTCGGTTTCACATTGAGCCAAAAGAAGGAATCAGTCGTCACGCCGATGGATTTATCGTCACCGATTTCGTGAACAGCGAGCAATTCCAGTCGGAAGTTGCGCACACTCGGTTCGGTTCATTCATCACAAACTATGCCGAGGACTATGCAGACTATTCCATCTCAAACAAATTCGCGGACAACTATGACGACTTTGTCATGAAAAAGACGGGGAAAGCCAAGTACGCATTCTCTCTCCGTTGTCCCGAGGGTGAGGTCTCGGTGTGGATCGACGGTGGGACGTGGTTC